TTCAGTGCCAAGAAAGCATTCCTCGATTGGGTAGGTAATACTGAGCAAACAGCAACTACCGTTGACGATTGGTGGCAAGACCTTGATTTTGTTATGGACTACACAAACAACCAATTTGATGTGTTCCACAACGGCACTCTTGTATCTGCAAATGTTTCTTTTGGGACATCGGGTAGTGCATCAGACATGATAGGCTTCCAAATTGACTTGGGACCAAAAGCAGGAGGAACAGGCCACCAAGACAATAACTGGCAAGGGGTTCTTCTGCTCGACCGAGCATCTATGTGCTTCCCCCTGACTGACCATCCTGACCAAACCAACATTCCTGATAATGAAGTAGCGATGACTAACATGAAGTGGGATAGTGGGGTCAACAAGGCTTCCACATTGAGCCTGACTGTGGCCGACGATAAGAACGTATATTCATCGAAGGTCAAAGACATTATACAAGCATCCACATACTCCTACTCGTCCCTACTGGTTTTCCGTGATAACAAAAGGAGTAGACACGAAGCACTTTCGGGAGAAGACCAGTCAAATTGCGGTCGTCCAATATGGCGTGGCACTGTCACGAATGTCTCTCAGACTCAGAAGCCGGGAGGAAAGCCCGGTGCGTCGGGTACTATCAAGCACAGCAACGTGCTGAAGATAAATGCTACTGACTATTCAGCCCTACTGGACCATCAGATTCCCAATTGGGAAGTGGGCCAAGGTGGTGATGCTGATTCAACACAGACTATCAATTTCATGCGTGGTGAAACGCAGAACAAATTAGATATGTATTATTTTGGTGTTGAAAAATTACAAACGGCCAATGCTAATCTTGGTTTCGATTATGGCTCAGAAAGCACTTATGTTCCCTATGTTGATAGTCGCATGAGGCGCAACTCAGCACATCCAATACAGGTCTATAACAATGAGAATGAGTTAGGACCAAATGATGCTGAAGATAATTGGGCATCCCAAACAGTGACAGGGGCATACCTCAATGGTAGTAGCAAACCTGTAATATACTGTCCCGGTGTGATTACTGGCTCAAGTATCACTGCTAAGTTTGAGGACAGCAATCTTGTGGCTGCTGGCGACCATGCTGTAACTGGTGATACTTTAGCATTTGGAAACCAATCACCTCTTCCAGTAGTTGTATTCGATAGTGCTACGGCATTATCAACACAAAATGCGACAATCGTTAACGGTACTTCTAATGTAGTCGGGTATAATCTTGGCACAACATTAGCAAGTAGTAGTGTTAATGCTCCCATAAGCAAGAATATAACCGTTAATGGTGGCTCTATGTTTTACAGCCGTCGAATTGTTAATGGGAACCCCTTACCGTCACCTACTATTGTCCAAGCAACCATAAATACCGCCACTGCTCATGGATTAAGAGTAGGCCAAATGGTAGAATTAAGCGATGTGTTTGCAGTCACCACTAATGCGTGGTTTAGAAATCAGGACGTATATCCTTTGGATGAAAATGAAGAAAGAGTAGGAATAGATATTTCTCCTGTTGAGTCAAATCTTAGTGCCGATGTTGCTATTGGTACTACTACATTGGACCTTGATGATGCTTCGTTATTCCCCACTGCTGGAACAGCAAGATTGCATATTCAGGGAACCTTAAACACCAGTGGCACTAATGCGCTTGGGCAACAAATGTATTACATAACTATATCTTGGACTGGTAAAAGCAGCAACCAATTAACAGGTGTATTAGGGGTAACACAACCTTATCTTGATGGGGCAAGAATAAAATTGTTAGCAAATGAACCAGCCGGGCTTAATGATGTACCAGTAGCAGTGGCACAAATAAATAACAGCACAAGTTTTACGGTGTGGTATTTATATGAAGGACCAAAAGAAGATTTACCAACAGCAACTCTCATATCCTTTGCTGGTGCGGGAACTCCAGTAGTAACTGGTACTTACTTTGCTAATAATAAAGTTGCAGCAGTGGACGTGTCCAACTTTCCTGAGACTGGTAGTATAACTGGATATGACGGGTCCCATGATTTTGCCTATGCGGGAATAGATAGGGACAATAATCTTTTCACTGGTGTTTCGGGATTCTCAGGAACTCTTTCGCCCGGTGCAACACTGGCTTATGGTTCAAGTGGTTCCTATACACAACAAACAGAATTACAGATTACTGGAACTGGTCTTGGCCTAAGCAAAACAGATTACATAGGGCTAAATGCTACAACAGGAATGGATGGTCTATGGAGGATTCTTGAAGCACCTACTGAGTCAGGAGGGAATACCAAAATAAGGATAGGTCTTAACTATGCAGCAACTCATGACGGTACTGCGAATGGTAAAGCCCGTTGGTCAGATTCCACAGTAAGATTAGCAGGTAATTGGGACCAAGATTACCGTTCAATCCATGCTCGGTGGATAAGAGATGTAGTGGCATCTAAGTGGACCCAACATATGTTCGGTCGCATTGAAAAGAATCCTGCTGGGGTGGCTGCTTTACAGGCAGATTATACAGTAGGAGGAACTGAATTGCGAATAGATAGTGCAGGTATCTATTCTGCTTTGAAGGATGGTGGCTCGTTTGAAATTATTGATGCTGACGGCAACATAGATGCTGGAATATGTACCAGCGCATCCGGCGTGTCTGATGTTTCGATAACAGCGGTTACCGAGGAAGTAGTAACTTGGTATTATGACGAAGCGCAGACTACGCCCTTTCTAACGAAAAGATATGTTAGAATGCACGTGGCCGGGAATACTTTGTCAAATTATCAAAATATAAGTATTAGGGGTTCTTCAATAAGTCAGTATAATGGGGATTTTGAAATAAGAAGTCTTGAGAATAATGGGACTGTTTCACAATCATTCCGCTTAATCCCCAATGCAAATTGGGACGGTGTTAAGTGGCAAGGCTCTCCCACTACCTTACCAACTGCTTCGGCTCTTAGTGGCTCATATTTGACATTAACTCTTCCTACTAATAATATGTTAAGTAGGTCCCATAGCACAGGGGCCACTATCAAAGTACGCTCTTTCAAAGATGATTACAAACATCTTTGGGTCCTTTGGTCAGACATGAGGAATACCGATAAAGCAGATGCCAACGGAGGTAAAAAGAAAAGTGACTTTGGGCTTCTATATCCTAACAATCAGAATTATGGGTTGACACTCCAATGGGCCGAACAAGATGTTAATTCTTATGATGGTCGTGATGCCTTTACTGACTTAAAGATTGGTGAAGATGTTGATATATGGGCTATGGATGCTATGGTTGAACCTGCTACTGGGGGGCTTTGGTCAGCCCTCGGTTCCAACAGCGAAAGTAATACTATATTCCATAATTGGGAAACAAAGGCTGGGACATTTATTATCATTGATACAAGTAAGTTCTTCAATTTGAATACCGAATCTAATCGTGGCCGCACAGGTCAATTATCAGGTGGCTCAAAGGAATTGGGCGACTTCCTTATCGAAACCGAAGGATTCCCTGTTCTCATTGATAACTACTGGTCCCAAGCACCAGCGACACCAAGCACTGCTGATGGCGGTATAGTAAGATACCATCCAAATGCACAGAACTTTATTAGCGACCCATCACTTGTAAGAAGTGACATAGTAATTGGTGATAAGTGGATTCAACTTGAAGATGTTTCTAAGTTCGCTACGCAAGGTATGGGTAAAATAGTCAGCCAAAAAGAAGACCAAGTGTGGTTTTATTGGTGGACTAATAAGGGAGTCAATTTAACCATTAGTGCTTTAGCAACTACCGGAACTACTACTCCTTACGTTACTGAAATAACTACTACTGCCAATCATGAATTGACAGAAGGTATGGAAGTCACAGTAACTTGCACAAGCAGCACACCAAATGTAAGTGTGACTACAAGGATAAGAGACGTCTCAGCAGCAAATAAAATTAAGATTGAGGTTCCAGCGCAAATAACTGGCGCAGGCACAAATGGTTCAGTAGCCGATACCAATAGCCTATATGTTGGTGATAGGTCAGTAATATTTGAGGGTAGGGCTGCTGACGGAAGTGGTAATTGGAATGGATTTTCTTACAATAGTAGTGATATTATCAATACAGGCTCCAGTAAAACAGCAGAACAATTGCTAATTGATGCTGGGAATGCTGGTGGTGTTTCAGTAGCAACTTTAAGAATCACCACAGCAGATGATGGGACCAGCCCTGATTATGATGACTTAACTGCGTACAATAGCCTATCCAATATCTTCCCGATGCGACTACTAATGCAGTTAGAAGGCTTCGTGAAGAGTGACAATAGTGGAACCTTCTATGAGCATGATAAGGTGAGAATGGCATGGAATGATTCTATGCTCAAGGTATGGTTAGGTCAGGCTGTTTTAACCACACCATATGACATTAACACAGTACCAATAAGCAACAACATGAACACATCGCAAAAGAGTGTTGAAACAAGTGGTATCGGAGGATATATTACTGCTATGACCACTGCTGACCCCAGTGTTCTAACGAGTGCGGGTCATGGTCTTTCCAATGGTGATATAGTCACGGTCACCAATGCCGATGAGGTAAGTGGGACAAGCCTAACAGTAGCAAATGCTACTACTAATACTTTTACTGTCGGCAAAGCATATGATGGTAGCGGGGCTTCTGCTCCTATGTGGTGGAAAGTATCTGAGTTTGACGACTTTGGTTCAATTAACGACGCAAGAAGTAGCACTATTATGGGTCTGATAGCATCATCAAGAGAAGGTAGTGGAACTGGTGATACTAACGGTGAAACCGTTACCTACTCATGGCTCGTCGGTAGGGATGGTCATATATCCTATCGACCCACCTATGGTTCAGGATTTTCTTTTGTTGCGAATGACTCCACGCCAGCGAATAATAACCTAATTATCTCCGATATGAAGGCCCAGTCGATGAATCAGGTCAGTAATGTCCGAGTCATCTATGCTGGAGGTGCGTCTTTCGTGGATTATCCCGCAGCAACACTTGGAACAAGAGCAAGATGGAAGATTGTTGATTTGCCAACGGTGTCTAACCAATCCGAGGCCGAAGCAGTGGCAAAGCAGGAATATAACAAGGAGAAGAAAGCACCATTGAGCCTCAAGGCTAAGGTGCAAAGATTGGATAATAGCGACCCCTTTGATGGTGAAGGTGATGTCCTCCTTGATAACGCACGATACGGCTATATTGCCGACCCATGTAGGCGTAGCGTAGGATTCTGTGCTACCTACTGGACAGCGCAACTCGGTGGTTGCATGTTCCCCGGTATGGTCAGCGCACTTAACGGTCCACAAACAGGAGCAGCAGATACAGGCAGCGGCACAAGAACATGGGATGAGTGGTATTATTGGTATGGGGCTAATAGCGTAGCCTATGCTATGCAAATAGTCGATATTCCACGTGGTATGCCCAAGACATCCGAAGCCACACCAAGCACAAATTATATCGTGGACACGCTACGCATAGCAATTGTTCCTGACGATAGTGCAAACGCTACTCTTACTGCCGATGACAACCCACGATTTAAGATATGGCTTGGTGACTTTGAGTTCAAGAATACAGCGAGTAGTAATTCTCCTGACAGGACAGCGTCAAAGTTGAGCGAGAGCAGTATCGTGGTGCAGGGTAATGGTATCTATGAAATTGGAATACCAAGCACGTATTGGTCCAGCGCAGGAACAGCCAAGATAAGAATATCTGTAAATTATGACTACTT